ATGAAAGATAAATATTATATACATAATACTAATGATTTAGTAGATTTAAAAGAAGATTCTAAAATAATAACAGATTGGTCTAAAAGACACAATGTTAAATATAGAGATACTGTAACATATCACGAAATTTATAACAGAGAAGATTATATTAAAAGTGATTGTAAAATAACACCTGGTGATGTTGTGATTGATTGTGGTGGTAATATTGGAATATTTACATCATACGCATTAGATATGGGAGCATCAAGAGTGTTATCATTTGAACCTTTTAATGATAATTTTGAATTAAATAAAAAAAATAATCCTAACGCACAAGTTTTTAATTTGGCAGTTTCAAATAAAAGTGATGAACTGGTTGAACTATTTTACACAGATAGTAGTAACGGTGGACATTCAATTATAGAATCTGAAATGGAGAATAAAAGTGATCATTATCAACATAAAAATTTATTTATAAAGACAATAACATTAGATGATATTATTTTACAAAATTTTATTGATCATATTGATTTTCTTAAAGTTGACACTGAAGGATCAGAAATAAATATTTTGAATGGATTATCAGATGAAAATTTAGATAAAATAAAAAATATTTCATTAGAATATCATCATGCTGTGTTTAATTTTGATGAAAATGTTTATAAAAATTTCACACAAAGATTTTTATCAAGAGGATTTAATGTATTTACTTGGGTTCTAGATCAACACACTAGAATGATATATATAAGTAAAGGTGATGTATTTAAACCAAATCCAAACCACTAATGTCAGAATTTATAATAAATAAAAAAGAACATATTCAAAAGATTATTGACAACTTTGATTTTCAAAAAGTATATTCTGTAATGAAATGTTTAGATTGGATTTGGTTTGATAGTGATGATACACCAACAATTGAAAGAATGAAAGGAAATGTGTTTAAATTACTGAAAGATGTAAGTGATTATAATGGTGAATATGAAGATTATTATTCAGTGTCTAGTGGTGGATTTAAGGCTACTAGATATGAAGAACATTTAGAATTAAATTTTACTATTGAAGAAAAAGAGTCTAGTGTATTAAATTATGGTGATAGGTATGAAAGACTCAAAAAGAGTAAAGAAAGGAAATGTAAAATTAATAAAATAAATAAAGATGAAGACAATTGAGATTATAGAACAATCAAAAACAGAGGATTTAAGAGAATTATTGAAAAAATATGAAAGAATATCTGAATTAAATGAGTTACTTATTGATAAGCACAAAGAAAATAATAATAATTTCGAAGAATTAAATAAGGAAAATATGGATTATGAAATAGATATAGTTCTGATAAGACGAGAACTATCTAAAAGACTATGGAATAGTGATTAGGTAGATAATTGGTTGAATAAAAAAGATGATATAATAAATATCATCTTTTTTTATTTTATGAAGATATAATTTTTATATATAATAATATGGTTAAGATAAATTTACATGATTTTATTAATAGATCAAATATAAAACATAAATATAAATATGATTATTCATTAGTTGATTGTGATGTAACAACTAGAAAACGAATTAAAGTTGTTTGTCCAACTCATGGTAAATTTGAAACTTTAGCTGGTTCACATATTAAAGGTGTAGGTTCATGTTCAAAATGTTTGAAAGATAAATATAAAAATAATTTTATAGAGATATCTAGAAAAAAGCACAACGATAAATATGATTATTCATTTATTGATTATAAAAATAACAAAACTAAAGTAAAAATTCTTTGTCCAAATCATGGATTTTTTAAACAATCACCACACCATCACATACAAGGTAGTGGATGTCCAAAGTGTATGTATGATAATAAAAAATTAAATACAAAAATATTTATAGATAGATCTAAAAATTCACACAATAATAAATATGATTATTCATTAGTTAAGTACACAGGTTCACATAACAAAATTAAAATCATTTGTCCAAATCACGGTTTGTTTGTTCAAAAAGCATGTGACCATATAAATGGATATCGGGGATGTCCAAAATGTGGAGGAACAATAAAATCAAATACTTGTGATTTTATTATAAAAGCAAAAAAGGTACATAGAGATAAATATGATTATACATTAACTAATTATGAATTAGGTTCAAAGTATATACAAATTATTTGTAAAAAACATGGTGTATTTGAACAAACACCATATCAACATTTATCTGGTAATGGTTGTCAAATTTGCAACAAAAGTAAAGGCGAAAATACAATTATAAATTTTTTATTAAATAATAATTATAAATATATACATCAAAAAAGATTTGATGATTGTAGAAATATATTACCATTACCATTTGATTTTTATTTAACTGAATATAATATGTGTATAGAGTTTGATGGTGAACAACATTTTAAATCAAATACACATTTTGGTGGAATTGATGCTTTTAATCAAAGAATTAAAAATGATGAAATAAAAAATGTTTATTGTAAAAATAATAATATTAATTTATTAAGAATAAAATACAATGAGAATATAATAGAAAAAATAAAAACAACATTTAAAAATTATGGCAACACCTCTATATAAGCGATTTAAAGCTCGTGGTACTTCTTTCTTCGCTTTTCCATCGGCTGCATCAGATGTAAATTTAGCAAATAATAATGATTATTATAATCTAAATTTCACAAAATTTGCACTATTAAATATACCTAGACAGGAAGATAGTGGACCTGAAAGTCCTGATCCTATTGATGGTGTAATGGACTTTACACCAAAAGGTGACGATGGAAAAAACGCATTTTATTCGGATGATCCTAATGTTAATTCTCCAGTTAAATTATCTGAACAGTTAGTTGAATCATTAAGGAATTATGTTGCCAATTATGATACATCTTTACATGAGAGTAGAATAAATTCAAACACCGATTTTTATAATATTGGTGAAAGACTCACACCAACAGAGTTAATTTTTTGGAAATGGTGTAGAAAATTGAATTTAATTGATTTTGAAACAGCAGTACACAATGTAGATTGGAATAAAAACCTTTCAGATTTTGATAACCCAAATAATTCAACAGTAGAAAATATAGATTATTTTAGAAAATATTTATGGAAAGAAAGAGAAGTTATTGATTACAAAGTTGTGAGTGTATTTGAAGATTATGAAGATACTTATAATGGTAGTACTGGACTAATTAGCACACCTAAATTAACAATAAATGAAATTGCTAAATTTAAAGTTGGTGATAAGATTATGTTAAAAACAGATAACACATTAGATATAAGAACATTATCTGGAAGTACTGGTTATATAATAACTGGTAAGATTTATGATATTGGAAAAGTAGAATTTGTTGATTCCACAACAACTATTTGGTTAGATACTGAATACAAAGGTGGTGATGATTTAACAGATACATATATATATTTACATTATAATAAATTAGTTGAATATGTTGGTGAGATTAATCAAATTGCTAATGTTGAAACAGCTTCAAGAGTTGGTCAAGAAGTAACAGCTTATATACCACATCAAGCAGGTAAAACACCTACAGTATTATTTGGTGTTAGAGATAATGATAATTACAAACCTAATTTAGAAATACCAATATTATCATCTGAAATACAAACAGAAATAATTGGAGCAGAAAGTCTAAATTCACTAATAAGAACAGATCCACAAGATTATCCAGGTTCATTTTTTGGACAATTTGATACAGTGGATAATACCTATTTATGTTCAAATGGTGATAGTAGAAGATACCAAGGAGATTATTATGGTGTAGATTTAACTGATAATACTGGTTTAAATGCTGAAAATTATATTGAAAAATTAACAGAATTTAATTCTGATTCTATTGATGGTGTATTTTTAGACGTTGATAGAACACATTATCACAAAATGAATATTCCTAATTTAGAATCATCTAATTTTGATGAATTTAGTTCTATTTCAATTGAAGGTTATGCTCCTGAAGATTTTGATTTTAATGCTATTTTGTGGTATTATGAAATGATTGAAGAAGATGATGATGGTAATAAAGTATGTAATGTTAATTTATATGGTATAGAATTTTTGAACAATCCAGAAAATGATGATGATAATTATAAAACATTAATAACACCTTATCATAAATTAGTTACAAATGGTACACAAGATGGTTTATCTTATATGTTTAATTTGAACTTATATTATAATATTGATAATGATGTTCTACCATTAACATATGATCCAAGTACTATTTATAATATGTTTGGTTTTGATTTGTATAATGAGATGATGAAGAAATTTTATCAAGTAAATGAAAATTTTGTTAATATTATACAAGAGTTTGTTAGAATAAATATGGACTTACAAGAAATGAAGAGTTTAATCTATTCACAGACAGATATGGATGATTTAAAAAGTAGAATGTCAACTATGGAAGAACTTTTAAATTTATATTCTACAAATCAGTTTGTTAATTCTGATACAGCAACAATTTCAGTTGATTATTCAGGTACTTATCCTCAATTAAAATTTAATGTTATAGGTGTTGAATATGATGAAATAACGAATGTTAGTTTAACAGATGCATATAATTATAATTTTTCTAATACAGGTGCATCATATCCAGTAGCATTATCATTTTATAATAAAATGTTATTAAATTTAGTAAATGATAATTCTTATAACGAAACTGGTAATGTGACAGTTGTTTTAGACAGAGAATTAAACAATAAGCAAAGAGTTGATATAGTTATTAAACCAGAGTATGCTTTATATGTACAGAGGCTATATGTCAATATTATGTATAATTATAATAATACTACAACAGAAATTAATATTTTTGATGTTGATTTACCTAAAGATTTAGAAGAATATAACATAGTTGAGCCAGATGAATCAACATTTTCTGATAGCTATTTTCTAAATGAAAACATTTTTGTTAATACAACAGAATTTAGAACGGGTGTTACTTGTTCAACAGGATATACTGAATTAGTTTTAACAGAAGATTTATTTAAAAGTGGCAATACAGTTTATGTACAAAATCTTTATTTCAAAGATGGTTATGGTAATATAATAGATTATAGTGGTGCATATAAAATATTATGTAAAAATGGTATTGTTTTAACTATTGATTTATCATCATCAGAAGTTGATGGATATGTATTAGTGGGACAACCAAGAGTCAGTTTTTATAGAGGATTACATGTATCAATATTAAGGGTTGATGCTAGCGATGATATACCATATTTTGATCAGAAATATGACATAAAATATACAATAATTTAATATGAGTATTTTAATAGGTGACTTGGTTAGTGAAATAAAAAATGTTTTTGATTCTACAAAAGTACTTTCAGTTGATAGTACATATGAGAAAATTAAAGATTCTGATGATTTAAGATTGATAATATCAATGAATAAAATTTTGTATGATGATGTAAATATTATTTACACAAAATTAATTTTTGTTGTGGATAATACTAAATCTAAATTAGTAAAAGAACATTTTACTTATTTATTTGATATTAATTGTGAATATGTTAGAATTGGATTTTCAACATTAGAAGATTTTGTTAATAAAATTGGTGATGTATTCAAAAATGAAAAATTTGGCGATAATATTAAAATACTATCAACATTTGTTAAATCACCATCAACACTTATAAATACTTGGTTTGAAGATAATGATGTATCTAATATATCAATTGTAAACGTAAAAGAGAAAAAAATAAGCATAATGCCTTGTAAATCTTTATATTTTGAATTTGAAATTGATTTAAATAATAACCAAATTGTAGATTTAACAGTAACAAAGGAAACTAATAGTGAATATATTTTTAGATTTGTTGTTAATGGTGAAGAGTATGAAGATACACAAAGTAGTTTTAAAAATTTTGTTGAAACTATAGGTGATAATTTGAAAAATAAAATTAAAATATAAAGATGGCTAAAATTACAAAACTTAATAGAGTTTTTAATAGAATAGAATTGAATTATAGTAATTTAACAAACCAAATATCAAATTGGTTAGGCTCAAAATATGAAAAATCTGGTATATTATTTACACCAGCATCACCTTATGGTCAAATATTAGAAGTTGCTAAAGAATTTTTTGTACAAAATATATTATACTTAAAGAACTTTGTTAAACAATTAGATATAGAACAATCAAATTCAAAAAGAATGATTAGTAATATAGCTAGAATATCAGGACACAATCCATCAAGGGCAATATCAGCTAAAGGTACTCTAAAATTTAAACTTAAACAAGGAACAAACATAGATAAACAAGTTTCAGGAGGACAGGTGAATATTTACAATAATACTATCATAAAAAACAGAACAAATAGTCTTTATTATACAATAAAATCTGGTACTGATAGAAATTTTTATCCTTTAATTGCAGGTTGTCAATTTTTCATTAATATTGTACAAGGTAAATATGAAACACAAAGTTTTACAGGTGATGGTAATATATCACAATCATTTCAAGTTAATGTGAGTAATAATGGTACTATTGATAATTTTGATTATCAAGTAACATTAAATGGTATAAATTTACAGATTTATGATCATTTATATGATATGGTAGAAAATGAATATGCATGTTACACTAGAACAGGATTTAATGGTGGTTTAGATGTTTATTTTGGTAATGGTGTAAATGGTGCAATACCAGCAATTGGTTCAGTTATAGAAGTTACATATTTATTAACTAATGGGCTACAAGGTAACATATTAAATAATAATATTAATGATTTTACTTTTATTGATGATATTTATGATGATGATGGTAACATATTACAAGCATCACAATTATTTGATATATTTGTTGAAACTGATATTAAGTTTGCAAGTAATGGTGAAAGTGTAGAATATACTAAATCAGTAGTACCTTATGTATCTAGAAATTTTGTTTTAGCAACACCTTCACAATATATTTACCATCTTAAAAAATTAAATATGTTTTCAAAAGTCAACGCATTTAATACGTTAGATATGATAAGAATTGATATTGATAGTGATGGTATATTAGACAATATAAATATAAATGAAATGTATTTATATTTAATTCCTAGAATAACTGATTATTTTTCAACAGATGTTAATTATTTTAATGTTCCTTTCGATTCATTTTATTTAGATACAGTGGAAAAAAATAGAATTGTTAATTACTTAAAAATTCAAGGTATAGTTAGTATCACATCAAAAATAACAATATTAAATCCAATAATTAAGAAATATATAGTTAATATATTTATAAGAAGATTTAAAGATTCTGAAAAAGATAATATTAGGGAAGGTGTTATTAGTACATTATCAACATACTTTTCAACATATGATAGATATGATAGAATTGTTAAAGCTGATGTACTTGGTGAATTAAAAACTATATCTGGTATAGATTCGGTTAATTTAGAATTTGTTAGTAAAGATAATGAAGATTATCATAGAGATGGTGCATTGTTATCATCAAATAAAGCAAACGTGACACAAAATACTTATTTTACAACATCAGTTGAAGGTACATGTGATAAAGATACTTATATAACTATGAATCAAAGCAATAATAACTTATTAGCAAATTCAATAACAATAAATGGTGAACCTACTAGAGATACAACAGCAATTGGTAACACAACGGTAGTAGCATACAATAAGACATCACAATTTGATGCTAAAAAAATGCTTGGTGTTGATCCTGTATTGGGTGATATTGTTATAGGTAGAAATGAATTAGTTATTTTGAGAGGTGGATGGTATAATAGAAATGGTGTATTTTTTGGTGAGGATCCAAAAACTGATACTGGATTTAGTACAATTAATATCATCTGGAAGGATGACAATAAACTAATTTAAAAATTCTTTTAAAATTTCATCTTTATTATCTAATACTACATTATGTATGTAATATGCCAACTTTTTAATGTTTTTATATTCATAAATTGTTTTTATATTATAATCTTTCAGAAAGTTTTTATCCGCAGATAATTTATAATTATCATCTTTATCAAACCAATAAATAATTTGATATATTGTTTCTTTTACTTTCATTGATAATATAATAGCGACTCCATTATTTATCTCTCCAATATAGTCTAAAATTGTTATGAAATTAGGTTCATCCATTTATAACGAGTGTTTTTTTATATATATAATAAAAATAAGGTTTCAAATGGCACTAAAAGATGTAAAAGACTTAGTTATAAGATATCCTGGTCACCCAAAATACCAATCACGAAGAGTTGTAGAAGATGATGAAATAGAAGTGATTGTACAAAAATTAGAAATGATATTATTTACAAATAAAGGCGAAGTTCTTGGTGATATAGACATTGGTGTTAATTTAGAATATTATTTGTGGCAAACAAAAGTTACAACAGGAAATTTGAAAGTAAAAGTTGAAGAACAGATTTCAACATATATTCCAGAATTAACTGTATTAGGATATACATTAGATATACTTTTATATGAAGGTACAATAAGAGATATTTTATATTTGAATTTTGTGATTAGTGGGTACAATATTGACTTTGTTTTTGAATAAAAAATTAAAAATATATGGCAGAAAAAGTTGAGGAGTTTATACTAACAACAGAATTAGTCAAAGAAATAGAAGCTAGGGAAAACCTAGGAAAAATACTTAAAAGACACGAAAAAATTTGGTTCTCAAATTTAAAAGGTATCCGTAAACCAAACATAATATTCGCAATGACAGATGATGAATTTGACGAATACCTAAAATGTAAAATTAATATACATTACTTTGCTGAAAATTATTGTCAAATTAAAAGAGAAGATGGAACTATTGGTCCTATGAAACTTAGAGATTATCAGAAAGATATTATTGACTTATATACAAAAAACCCAAGAAGTATATTAATGGCGAGTAGGCAAACGGGTAAATGCAACTCTTTCAGTACCAATGTGTTAGTTAAAAAAAATGATGGGACGGTTGAAAAAATATCAATTGGTGAATTATATTATACTGAACTATTGAGAGATAGGAATTTAACTTTTTTAGAAAAAATTAAAATCTATTTATATAAAATGTTAGATAAATTAGATGATAACAATAGTTAAACTAATGATTAATAAATAGATATAATATATATGATTAAAGAAAAAGAAGTAAATATTAATATTGTAAGTAGAAATATGAAATATTATATAAATTTAGGATATAATTGTAAAGTTGGTGACACCGTTTTAATAAATGTTAATGATATACAAAAAGGTTCTCATATGATTATTACTGCTGTTTGTGATAATTGCAAAAAAGAAAATAATATATCAATTCAAAAATATAATAAGAATTATAATAACCAAAAAATTTATACTTGTAAAAAATGTAGTTATATTAAAAATAAAAAAACAAATATAAAAAAATATGGTGTTGATCATCCTTTAAAAAATAAAGATATTTATAATAAGTTAATTCAAACTAATCTTAATAAATATGGTGTTAAAAATGTTTTTCAATCAAATGAAGTTAAATGTAAAATTAAAATATCAAATAATATAAATTTAGGAGTGGATTATCCTCAACAAAATAAAAAAATTTTACAAAAATCAAATAAAACAAATCAAATTAGATATGGTGTTGATAGACCAGCACAAAATTTATTAATCCAAGAAAAATGTAAAAATACTAAAAATAAAAAATATGGTAATGAATTTTATAATAATATAAATAAGATAAAGTTAACTATTTTTAATAAATATGGAATAGATAATATATCATTATTACCAAACCACAAAGAAAAAATACAAAAAATTAATAAAGAGAAATTATATTTAAAATATCCATATATTAAAAATATTAATTATGAAAAATATATATATGAATGTGAATGTGAAAAAAATCACAATTATAAAATAGATATAGGATTATTTCATAATAGATTATCTCATAATATAAACACTTGTACTGTGTGTTATCCAAAAAATTCTATTTTTTCAAATAAAGAAATAGAATTATTAATTTTTATTAAAGAAAATTATAGTGGTAAAATAGAAATGAACGATAGAAAAATTTTAAATGGCAAAGAATTAGATATTTATATACCAGAATTAAAGATAGCATTTGAGTTTAATGGTGTCTATTGGCATAATGAATTATATAAAGATAAAAATTATCATTTAAATAAAACTGAAGAATGTGAAAAACAAGGAATACAATTGATTCATATTTGGGAAGATAATTGGAGATATAAACAAGATATAATAAAATCAATGATATTAAATAAGTTAGGAAAAATATCTAATAAAATATTTGGCAGAAAAACTAAAGTGAAAGAAGTAACTGATAATAAATTAATTAGAGAATTTCTAATAAAAAACCATCTTCAAGGATTTATTGGTTCTAAAGTTAAATTAGGTTTATTCCTTGATAATGAGTTAGTTAGTTTAATGACTTTTGGTAAAAGAAGGGTAGTAATGGGTAAAAAATCTACCAATGAAGGTGAATATGAGTTGCTTAGATTCTGTAATAAATTAAATGCTAATATTATAGGTGGTGCTAGTAAATTATTTAGATATTTTATTCAAAATTACCAACCAAAAGAAATTACTACCTATGCTGATATAAGTCACTCAAATGGTAATTTATATGAAAAATTAGGTTTTAAATTACAAGGAAAAACCCAACCAAATTATTATTATGTTATTGATGGCATTAGAAAACATAGATTTAATTTCAGAAAAGATGTTTTAATCAAAGAAGGTTATGATTCTAATAAAACAGAACACCAAATAATGATTGATAGAAATATTTTTAGAATTTATGATTCTGGAAATTTAAAATATAATTTAATTTTATGATAAAAAAAATAATATACTTTTTTATTCAATTAATTGAAAAATATGAACTTAGAAATTTTAATCCTAATGAGGAAGATATATTAAAGAAATTTGTAAATACTATTTTTTTAGATAATGAAATTTTAGTTGAAACTGATTATGGTTTTGTTCCAGTAACAGAAATAAACATTACACAACCTTTCCAAAGATATAGATTAGAATTAGAAAATGGTTTATTTCTTGAGGGTGCTGATACCCATATTGTATTTTGTAAAAATTATGAACAAAAAATGTTAATTGATTTATCATTAGATGATTATATATTAACTAAAAATGGTTTAAGTAGAGTAAAAAATATAAAAAAATTAAAAGGTAAAGTATCTATGTTTGATTTATCAATAGATACACCCGAAATGAGTTATTATACAAATGATATTCTTTCTCATAATACAATTTCGGCAGCCATAGTTATCTTGCATTTTGTGTTATTTAATGATGATAAAGGTGTGATGGTAGTTGCGAATAAAGGAAAAACTGTTAAAGAAATTATTAGAAAAATTAAAGATATTTATAAGTTATTACCATTTTTCCTTAAAAAAGGTGTTGCTAACTGGAACGAAACACAAATAGCATTTGAAAATAACTCTAGAATACAAACAGAGAACAGAACAAAAGAGCCATCTATTGGTTTTACGATTGATCTCTTATATCTTGATGAATTTGCACATATACCAGATAACTTTATACGAGATTATTATGGTGCTATTGTACCAGTAGTATCTTCTATTAATAATTCACGAATAATAATTACATCAACACCAAATGGTTTTAATATGTTTTGGGAATTGTTGACAGCTGCTGAATTACCAGATGAGGATCCAATGAAAAATCCATATACAGCAATGCGTGTGTTTTGGACACAAGTAGCAGGTAGAGAAGATACGAAGATTAAAATACTTGATTATAAGATTAAAAAATATAATATTAATAAATCTACTATTTTAAGGGAAATAAGAGAAAAATATAAATTAACTTTACATAAAAGAAGTTTTGGTGATGATGTTATTGATTGTGTTAGTTATAATGTTAAAGAACAGAAAACACACATTGATAATATTAGAAAAATAAGAATTAATGGTATTCCATTACCAGAATTATCTATTGTTTCTAATTGGCAAGAAGAAGAAACAAAATTGATTGGTTCGCCTGAAAAATTTGACCAAGAATATGGTCTACATTTTGTTACGGGTGATAAGATTTTATTTAATAAAGAAACATTAGATTTATTAAAAAGTAACCAGTTACCATTTAAATTTTTAGAATTTCCAGAGTTTGATAGGTTAAATTTACCATATGAATCATTAAAATTTTTGGAAGATTTAAAAATATTTAATCCACTTAAAGCAAAAGATTATTATATTTTAATATCTATTGATTTATCTGAAGGATTGGCAAAGGATTATTCAGTAATAAATATATTTAAATTGAGTTTAAGAAATAGAGATGAAATAAAGAAATTTAAATATGAAAATTTATATGAATTATTTCAAATTGAACAAATAGGATTATTTAGAAATAATTTATATTCTATTAGAGAAGTTGCACATATTTTATATACTATTGCTTTTGAGATATTTGATCCTGAAAAATTAAAGGTGGTTTTAGAATACAATACATATGGTTCAGAATTGTTGGCACATTTACCAAATGTATATGATGGTAAAAATGATTATTCAAATTCAGTATTTTTGAGATATAAACATAATAGAGAAGATAATACACCTAAAATAGGACTTAAATTAACAAAAGATAAACATTTAATTATTGATAAGGAATTTCAACAGTCTGTTAGAAACAGAAGAATGATTTTACATAGTGATATTAATATAAATGAAATTTCAACATTTAGTAAACATGAAACATCGGCAGGTAATATAACATATAAAGCTGAAAGTGGAAATGATGATGTTGTTATGTCAACAATAACATTATCTACATGTTTTGATAATGTTGGATATAAAAATTTAGTTGATTTATTCGTTAATAATAACCTACAAGGTGATGTGTTACGATATGTTGAGAGTATAACTAGTAATTCAAGTAATGTGGGTGGTGTAATTGGTGCTTATAGTAGAGTATATAAAAGAAGACCTACTTATACTCAAAGATACCCAAGATGAACTACCCATCAGCTAAAGACTGATGTGTTTCTACGCCACAAGCACAATGTAACCATTCACTTTGGGTGATGCTGGGTTGGTTCCTCAACCCAAAATTTCTTATATTTAATGCAGCATTAATATCTCTATCATGTTCTGTTCCACAGGAATCACATTTCCAGTTTCTATCTTTTAATGTCAATTCTTTATTTATTTTTCCACAAACGGAACATGTTTTAGATGATGGATCAAATCTACCAATCACACTTAAATTTTTTCCATACCATTCACATTTATATTCTAACATGTATTTAAATTTATCCCAACCCATATCGCCGATTGCTCTAGATAGTTTATGATTTTTCATCATATTACTAACACCAAGATTTTCTATACAGATAGTATCGTAATTATCTACAAGATATTTACTAATTTTATGTAAGTAATTTTCTCTTTGATTTTTGATATGTTCATAAAGTAATGATACTTTTAATTTTTGTTGGATGTGATGGTTTGATCCTTTTTCTTTTCTTGCTAAAGATCTCTGCTGAATCCTTAGTTCTCTCATAGCAGATTTAAAGAAATCGTGGTTCTTGAATTTCTTTCCATCTGAAGTGATAGCAAAATCTTTAATACCCAAATCAACACCAACGGTTGTATTTAATTTAATTGGTTGTTTTTTAGGTATTTCTTTTTTGTTATCAACTAGTATTGATATATAATATTTATTTGTTGTTGTTTTACTTACTGTCACGGTTTTTATTTCACCCTTAAATTCATGGTGTAAATCTATATCAGTAAATTTTAATTTAGGTATGAAAATTTGTTTTTTATTTTCATGTAAAAATACACCTTGAGGTAACTGAAATGATTGTTTTTTATATTTTGACTTAAATTTTGGAAAACCAGCACCTCTAAAAAAATTAGTGTAAGCATTATCTAAATTAGACATACTCATTTGAAGTGCTTGAGATGGACTTTCTTTAAGCCAATCACAATCATGTTTTTTTAATTGGGTTATTTGTTTATTTAAATCAAAGCAACTTAAATGTTTTTTATTTCCTGTGTAAGCACTTATTTTTGTTTCTAAACCAAGGTTATAGACAAATCTTACTTGACCAAAAATTTTTGATAGTAATTCTTTTTGTTCTTGATCTGGATATATTCTATATTTATAGGCTTTTAACATTTAGATAAAAATTTATTTTCTTTAAGAGTATATATTAAAATAAAATAATGACTTTTTGTCATTTTTGGAAGTCAAATTCATCACAGCACTATTAATTTCTGATGTTACATAAATATATCCATTCTTATTGTCTTTCATATTTAATATTTTTAGTTTAATCACAAATATAAATATTTTCAATTAAAAAATTAAACTAAGAAATAAAATAATTATATAAAAGAAAAAACTATTTTTTATGTCAGATATTCTACACAAATTCACAATGTCTTTAGAACAACTTGATTTCTTTACCATAAAAATTAAAGATTTATTATCAATTGATAATGAGATTTTAATGAAAATTAAAAACGACAATACTTTATTATATTCTATTGTTGGAGAAAAGATGAATGTTAACGCATTTAAATCTTTTATATTTAGAACAAATGAAATTTTTACATTTGATGAAGAAATTGAAGGTGAAATAAGGTTTATTATAACAGGAGGTAAAAAATTCGAAGATACACTTAAAAATTATAAAGATTATCCAGAAGAAATTAAATGTGTGTTCTCTATGAATGATGATGTGTACGCTGATAATATGAAGTTAAAAAATTCAACATTAAAATTAAGTTTTAATGGTGGTGATATCAGAGGTATGAACACAACAATTGACATAGAAAAGATAAATTCAACATTAAACAAAGATAATATAGATTTCAAATTTACTTTAGATAATATTTCATATACAAAAATTAAGAAAATAGCCACAGTTGATAACGAAAATGATATTTTAACATTAAATATAGTTGATAACATACTTACAATAGGTGAAAATGGTTGGGATCTTAAAATTTGTGAAATTGAACACGAAGATTTATCAATAACCTTTCCAAAAAAGTATTTTAAGTCAATAACATTCACAGAAGAAACAATTGATGTTTATGTATTTGATACATTTATATTAATTGACAACTTAAATACAAATTTATTAATAGCATTAGAAATGACAGTATAAT